ACCTATAGAAAAACAAAAAAAGGTAAAAGTTTAAAAGATAAACCTAAAGGTTCTTACAAGATTTGCAGAAGTCCTACAAAAGAACAAAAGAAACTAGGTATAAAATTATTTATGGTAGATTATGAAAGTTAGTGAGAACACATCTATATCAATGCCAATGAAAAATCTAATCTCCATAGTTATTGCTGTGGCGATTGGTGTATGGGCTTATTTTGGAGTAGTTGAAACACTTAACAAACACTCTACAAAACTAGAGTTGATGGAAAAAGATTTAGAGGCAAACTCTGAGTTTAGAATTAAATATCCAAGAGGAGAACTTGGTCAATCATCTGGGGAGGCAGAGCTTTTTATGCTTGTTGAACACATGGCAGGTTTGATTGAGTCTATGGATGCAGAATTAAAAGATATGAGAAACAATAAAATTAATATTGATTTTTTAAAAGAACAAGTTGGTAAATTACAAGTGGATGTAGAAAAATTAATTAGGAATGGTAATGGAACGCATTAATAGACAATTCATAGATTTTATAAAACAAATCAAAAAAGATAGACTTGCACAAATTTTAAACAAAAATAAAAAAGAAGTAAATATTGGTGCTAATGGCACACAAAAATATGTAATAAAAAAAGGAATAAATAAAGGCAAAGTATTATGATAGAAATGGTTTTTGCACTTTTGCTTTTACAGGATCATAAAATTGTAGAGCATAGGTATCATGAAAGTTTATCAAGTTGTTTAAAAGCAAAGAGATATGCTATGAAGGATAGAAACAGTAAAGGCAGAGTAGTTTTCAAGTGCATTCAGTCTAAAGCAAATGTAGAAATTTATATGGGAGATAAAAAAATTACTTCTTTAATATTAGAATAATGGATAAATATATATATAAAATTTTAGGTTTCTTTGATACTTGGTCAGAAAAATTAGATAGAGTATTTTTCCCACCAAAAAAGAAAAGAAAAAAAAAGTGTAAAGATTGTCATTGTAATTGTCATTGTGGTGAAGAATTACACACACATTGGTATGATGGTGATTTATGCACTTGTGAAGGGTGTAAACATTAAGGATTTTATGAGGTGTAGTTATGGAATATTTACTAATAAAACTAGAATGTTTATGCAGAAAACTATATGGTCTTGTTTGGCGATGGCGAATAAGATTTACAGCTAACTTGGAGAAAAGAAATGTACGAAGAACTAAAAGAAGAAATAAAATTACATGAAGGTTTTGTACCAAAAACCTATTCAGATTCACTTGGCAAAAGAACCATTGGCTATGGACATTTGTGTGTAGAACCTGAACAATGGGATGATAATAAAGAATATACAAAAGAAGAATTAAATGTTGTATTTGAAAAAGATTTTAATGAAGCTCTTAAAAATGCTGAACATTTAATATCTAATAGAAGTATTAATGATACAGCCAAAGAAGTTATTATTGAAATGGTATTTCAATTAGGCATTGGTGGTGTAGGTAAATTTAAAAATATGTGGTCTGCTTTGGATAGAGAAGATTATGGTGAAGCATCATTTCAAATGTTAGACTCACTATGGGCTAAACAAACACCAGCTAGAGCAGGTAAGTTAGCTGGTAAAATGAGAGCAGCGAAGGAGGCATAATGTGGTTAAATTTAGCAGCTAAATTAGTTCCAGGTATAATTAAAACTGGTATGTCTATTGCATCTAATAGAAGAAAAACAAAAGAATTAGAATCAGTAGCAGAATTAAAATTAGCTGAACGAATGGCTAATGGTGAGGTTGAATATAAAAAAGCTGTCATAGATTCACATAAAGGAGATTTAAAAGATGAATTTTGCCTCATCCTCATCTCTATCCCCCTTTTGCTTTTGGCTTGGTCTGTGTTTAGTGATGATCCTGACATACAGCAAAAGATAGATATATTTTTTGATAAGTTTGCAAATCTTCCAATGTTTTATCAAGCTCTTGTAGTCGGAGCTTTTAGTACAATACTTGGTATAAAAGGTGTTTCTACTTTTAAAAAAAAATAATGTCTGATAATATAGATATAATTAACGAATATAAGGATCAAGTTCGTATTCTTAAACAAGAGGTTGCAGAATTACAAGATGCTGGTAAATCTAAAGATTCTGCTAACAAAAGATGTTTACAAAAATTAGAACATTTAACCAAAGACCTTGAAGATGCTTACGCAAAAATCAAAAAGTTGGAGGAAATAAAGGATGATAAATGAAAGTAATGCTTACAATAGTTATGTGCAGCACTCTAGCCAACACTTGTTTAGACCCTTATACTTTTCCTAAAGTATATGACAACTATTATGAATGTCTTATTGATGGTTATCAAAAATCATTAGATAAAACTAAAGAAATAGGTAAATTAGAAATTAATAATTATCAGATATATTCAAAATTTGATTGTCAAGAGGTTATAACTCCTCCACCTAAACCTAAAATAAAAGCATGATATATTGTGTGGTATGGAAAAGAGATGATAAATATGAGATGTTCACTAACACAATATTTCAATCTGAAGAAAAAGCTATAGAATTTAAAAACAAACAAAAATCTATGCGTAAAAAACATGATTGCAGAGTTGTAGAATTTGATTATAAATACTTTGATGGAGTTGATAAAATAGACTAATGGCAATAGATAAATCAAAAATGAAATGTAATTCACCTAGACGACAAGTACAAGGTGGTAAAAAATTTGTAGTTAAAGCCTGTAAAGGTGGTAGAGAAAAAATCATTAGATATGGTGATGCCAACATGAAAATTAGAAAAAATAATCCAGCAGCTAGAAAAAGTTTTAGAGCAAGGCACAGATGTGCTAGTGCAAAAGATGTATTTTCTGCAAGATATTGGTCTTGTAAAAAATGGTAAGGTCTATTATAAAATTAATAGTCAAAGCAAGAATGCTATATGCTGATTTAAGAGGTCATCATGGTAAAAAATGGAACTATGAACCTGGCGATTGGTATATGGGTCGTAAAAACAAAAGGAGATAATCATGCCAAAACATTATGGAATGAAAAAAAAAGATAAAAAAAAGAAAAAGAAAAAAAATAAAAAGAAAAAAATGATTAGTAGATATTAACATTAGGTGTAATCATTAAGATGGTTGGGTATGGTCGGAGGGTTAAAAGGAGATAAATATGCCAAAAGGTAAAAACAAAAAGTATAGTAAAAAACAAATGAAGATAGCAAGAATGGCTGCTCCATTTGATAAAATAACAGGTGCTGATTTTAAAGCACTTAAGAAAAAAAAAAGGAGAAAAATATAATGAAACAATTAACTAAAAGACAAAAAGATGCTTTAT